GAAGATTGTTGCTGGGTCCGTGTATTGAGGAGCCGAAGCGCCGGCGGTCAGAATGTGTCCAGAGGTGCCAAGCGCAAGGAACGTAGATGTGGAAGCCGCGGTGTTATAAACAATCTGACCCGCGCCGCCCCCAGCAACGTTTGTTGCCGTGCCAACGGTAATGTTGGCGGGATCAGACCACTGCGGAGCGGTGCCAGACGATGTGAGAATTCTGTTCGTCGCACCGATAGCAAGAGCGGTCAGAGCGGTACCAGTCGCATAGTAAACAATATCGCCAGCGGTGTATGTTGCAAGGCCGGTTCCGCCATTGCCTGTTGGCAAAGTCCCAGTAACCGCTCCAGACTGCGAGAGATCGATCGCACCAAACCCAATAGAAGTTCCAGAACGACGCAAGATCTGATAATCAGATGCGGCCACAATGTCTGCGACGTTGCCGGTGCTGTTTGCAGATCTTCCGATAACAGACAGGCCAGCAGACTGCCGAATAAGCGAGTCTGTAATTCCATTGGTGCTAACAGAAAACTGCGTACCGGTAAGGGTAAGTCCAGTGCCTGCGCTATAGATCTGGCTAGAGGCAATCTGCACAAACGTAATATTTGTGGTGCCAAAAGTAATGGTGCCGGCGGTATTGCACACATAAAGTTCACCCGCACCAGTATCACCTTGTAATACGAATACTGCCGAACCCTCACCCAAAGTCGTGGGACTCGCTAGTCCGTATGTGTCGGCATCAGTGGTTCGCGTTAGCACCCAGTTGGTGGAAATCGAACCAACATCGGTAACTTCGTAAATACCGTTCTGGGTCTGATTCGTCTGTGTGTAAATAAGAACTCGATCGTTCAGACTTAAGGTAACGCCATCAATAACAAGTGCCGCTTGGGTGCCAGCGTTTGTAAGCGTCGCTCCTACCCCAGAAACTCCGTTGTTATAAGTGGCATTAAGATTAATTGGCGACTCTACTTTTACCGGCGCATGAAAATGCACGCCAGACACGACCAGACCATCGACGTACTGTTTGGTGGTTAGATCTAGGGCATTAGTTGGATTCTGCGTGACTGTTACAGATGTCAAACCGGAAGGTGTAAGGGTATACGACGGTGTCGTACCCCCTACGAGAACGCCAGAGCCTGCAGCAAGCATTGATGTAGCACCAGCACCCGTTTGGTAGGGAATTGATCCCGCTGCTCCGCCTGCAAGATTAGTCGCGGTTGAGGCCGTACCGGTCAGATTCGCGGTAATGGTTCCTGCCGAAAAGTTTCCAGACGCGTCGCGGGCAACAATTTTGTCTGCTGTATTTGTGCTAGTTGCGTCCACATTGAGGGTAATAGACCCATCGCCATCGGTGACTAAAAGTCTATTGGTAGTACCAGTAAGCGTTGCGCGTGCAAGATTTCCGCTGGTGCTGCTACCAATCAACAACTGACCGTTGGTGTAACTATTAAACCCCGTGCCACCATGAATGGAGGTTAAAACACCGTCCATTGTGATAACGCCAGACGTCGTGATTGGTCCGCCGGTAAAGGTAAGCCCAGTTAATGCACCGCTCACATCAACAGATGTCACGGTACCAAGCGGGTTGGTACTCCACACAAAAGCAGCACCATCCCACTCTAGGTATGTATTTGCTACCGTTGGGGCCGCGATAAATGAGGTCGTATCTGGTGCGGTCTGCACGGGTATTTCACCGACCAAACCGCCCTCAAGATTGTTTGATGATTGCGCTAACGGAACAATCACATCAATCGGTAAAGTTCCAGCATTAATTTGATTGGGATTGATTGCAATGGGTATTGACTGCGCGTTGGTCAATTGACCCTGGGCATTGACCGTAAAGCGTCCAACCGCCCCCGCTGCGCCATAAGTTCCCGCTGCTACGGTCGTGTTGGCAATCGAAATCGTGCCGCTTGTGGTTATTGGTCCGCCGGTCAAACCCGTACCGGTATTGATCTGTGTCACTGCTCCAGAAGGGAGCGTAGACCATCCACCGGTCGTATCAAACGTCTCGTAAGCACTCGTCTCGGTGTTAAACCGGATCATCCCATCTACGCCACCAGGACGCTGCGCGGTCGTTCCTTTGGGAATGGTTACCGCACCAGTACCAGGAAGAATCGGGTTCGTTGTGATAGAAATCGTCGGGTTTCCTGGCCCCGCACCATTTGCCACAGTAATCTCATTGGATGTTCCTGTGATCACAAACGAGGTGATGGAAGCACCACCGACGACTCCCAGGACACCGGTCCCGCCCATGTTCGCTAGGCTGGCTGCAAGGCCGTCTAAGGCGATCGTGGGGTTTCCTGATACGCCATTACCGTTGGAGATCGTCAGGCCCGCCCCGGACGTGCTGATGGTCCTGGCGGTCACCGTCGTGCTGCCGGTCTTCACAATCACGCCATTACCGGCCGCTTCGAGGCTGCCGGAGGCGCCATTGAGGATAATTTCAAGGTCAGACTGAGCGCCGCCGTCGGACAAGCCAAGGCCCGTACCGGTCGACAGATACCGACTGTTGGCCAGCGTGGGCTCGTTATTAAGCGTCAGGAAGGTCTGGAATTGGCTAGGAGATGCTGCAATAGCCGCTGTGGTCGTCTGTACCGTCTGCCCGTTCTGGACGATGGGCACAGACTCTGTACCGGTAATCGGACCTGCTGCAGGCAGTTGAGTAATGGTTACATTCGCCACGCTACACCTCTATGCCGGTTAAATTCCCGTTGTTGCTGGGATCATCATCGTTTTCTTGGGTGGAGATCACAAACTCGTTGTCTCCAGTGGTGATCAGATTGTTGTCGTCTACCGCGATATTAGCGTCCGGACGGGGGAATCTGATCGTAATTCTTTCGGTCTTCCGCGCTGGCAACCGGTATGGGTCGAACTGATCCGCGCACCCCTGGTCGCAGACACGCAAACCCGGAAAATTCGGGTCGTTTTGCATGACTGCGTGTGGCCTCTTCATCTTGCAGCGGTCGCAGATAGCGATCGCTAGATCTGAATAGCCCCGGGTGTCGAGGAAAAGGGCCATGGCTACCTCGTGTAGACCTGAATTCCAGGTGCAAGGTATATCGGACCACGGTCGCGCTCTTCCATCTCGGCCTGCAGAAGGTACTTGTCGGCCTGTTTTTCGAGGTAAACCACGCGATTTAAGTCCACATTCGGCAGTTCCAGGCTCATCTGGTGAGCCAGCATCGACTGAATGGCCAAAAACCAGCGCTGGGGGATCTCAATCTCGCCTGCAAGGGCTCCCACGTCCATAACCTGGCGCGAGTACCAGACGGTCATCTGCACAAACGGGTCAGAAGGCACCGGCCAGATGTAAATTGAGGGCCTGGGAACGGTGCGATCAAACCAAAACTGATATGGCTGGTTTGCCGTGAAGTTTTTGTTCGGCAGATTGGTGTAATCGTCACGGTTTAGGCGGGCCATCGGGATCTCATTGCTGTTGTTCCCGAAGTACAGTTCCCGCACCGAAAGCGTATTTCCACCGGTCTCGCGCATCCGGTAATACTGAGCCGTTGCACCGGTCTTGATGTCGTACCAGAGCCACTGATCATCCACCCAAACGGTCTCACCGGGGTCGTAGAGCGTCGTCCAGGTGCTGCCGTCGTTGGAGTATTCAAAGACCACGTTGAACGTGCCAGAGACCCCAGGAAGCACGCCGATCGACCCGATGTAAACAGGGTTGTCTGCCCCGTAATTGACCGACAGGTTGCCGTTGGGAGCGTTCTGCGTGCAGATCGTATCGGTGTTGCTATCAAACGCGTTGGCCACATTCCCGCCTGCACTTGTCGCATAGTTGCCCGAGGGGCGGTTCATCGTGCGATACAGCACGTTTAAGGTGTCGTTTGCCCCTAGCGGTAGTTCGTAGACGTACTTATTGGGCTGCAGGCCAATCACTTCTTTGTTGATCGCCCAGTATTGAATCCCGATGTTGATCAGGTTCGAGAGCAGATAGAAGAGAGACTGCCGTGCGGACAGTACCTGCTCGGAGGTCAATTCCTCAGCGAACTTCCCGCACCGTCTTGCCCCGTGGTCAACCAATGTCTGCACATTGATGACCGTTGTTCCTATGGTTCCAGAGTAGGCCATATCACC